AACTGCCCACGTCAAATCCAAGCACCCCCATATTTAGTTATTATACTAAATGTATTTATAGTAGATCACAGTTCTCATTTTTTTTTATTCGACTGATAAATAACCTAAAATAAGTCATCTTTCTAAATGGCAGACATTACTTCACAGAACACTAACCTAAGGCTCTTCACGAATCTAAAAATGAGGGTTCGAGACATCCTAAGTGAGAGTATTCAGTACCTACAAGATAAGTTCAAGCAGAGTAGATCCGTGTTCACGGCAGCTTCACCATTCGGTCAGTTATTGATCGTGGTTGAGAACTTAAGCCAGCTAATCTTTTATTACATCGAGGACGCGGTTACTGAATTGAACATTAATGAGGCGAGTCGAGTATCCTCAATATATTCACTGGCTTCTCTGGCTGGGCATAATCCAAGCAGAGCAATCGGAGCGACCGGTCAGGTCAGATTCATTAGAAAACCCAACATCAATCCAACTGCAAGCAAAGTAATAATCAACAACTTATTTAGAATTAGATGCGAAAACAATGGTCTAAACTACGCGCTTGAACTTACTCAAGAGGAGGTTCGACTTGCCCTAACCGGCGCAGAAACTCTTGCTATTTTTAACGTTAGACAAGGTTTAATCGAATCACAAACATTCACAGCAAAGGGCCAGCCCTTTGAGAGTTATCAACTCGGTGCTCAAAACAATTTTTACATAGACAATTTTATCGTTAACGTTTACGTTAATGGAGAACAGTGGAAAAAATACGAGTCGTTATTAGACATTCCAAGAAACGCTAAAGGCTTCATTGCTAAAACTGGTATCACCAATGGATTAGACATCTACTTTGGAAATGGATCATTTGGAAAGATTCCATCAACTGGTGCAACCATCGTTGTTGAGTACTTAACAACTGACGGTGCTGCCGGTAATTTAAAAGTAGACGATCCAAAACAAGTTGTATTCAGTTTTCTAGACACAGGTTTTTCGCCAGTCGGTGAAGAGATTACGATGAACGACTACTTTACAATCGGAACAATTAGTCCACCGAATTTTGGAGTTGATCCTGAGGATCCTACTCTAACTCGACTAATTGCACCAAAAGCCTCAAAGAATTTTGCTCTAGTTAATTTGGACAATTATGAGGTTCTCTTACAAAAGATGCAGATGTTCTCGACAATCAAAGTTTTCCTAGATCAGGACGCTAACGGCAACATTCTAGACTCCAGAATGATTAACTTATTTTTGGTGCCAGACGTTACTCAATTATTCAACGATGGAATAGATTACTTCAATTTACCTCTAAAGAATTTTAAATTAACTGATTTTCAAAAGTCTGAACTGCTGAAGTACATCGAGAAATCTGGAACCAAGATGATTTCATCAGATCTAAAGATCGTTGACCCAAGAATCACTAGATACATTTTGAACGTTAGCATTATTGCGTTTGATGATGTACCAAAGGAAATCATTAAGTCTGATATCGCTGATGCAATAGGAGATTACTTTATTAAGCTTAGAAGACATGACCGTGTTCCAAAGAGTGATTTAATCGCTGCTCTTGAATCACTAAAGGGAGTAGACTCAGTTAGCGTAAACATTCTAGGTGAGCTAAATGAACTCACTAAAACCAATAATCCATCTGCTCAGGATCTAGTCGGGCTTGATGAATTCAATGACATCATCATAGGTTTGGACGAATTTCCAGTTATTCGTGGAGGTTGGAAAGACAGTCAAGGTAATGCTTACGCAGAGGGACTATCCGATAATGGACTAGGCGCCCTAAATATCCAAATAAAAGCCCAAATCCCTCGTAAAAATATTGGTATCGTATGATAAGAAACTCTATATACCAAGTTGTGTACAATAGAAAAGACGTTCGTTTACATCTAGGGTACAAGTACAAGAATGCATTAATGAAACGAGTTCTCTCTAACCAAATGTTTGGAGCGAATCCAGTATTAGACTCATTCATTGCCTACTTAGAAGCCTATTTGTACGAGCACATAGAGGCCGTCAAGCAAATAAAGATATTTGCGAACCCGGCGCTAGATAAGAACGAAAACAGATTTAACTAACTAACCGCATGAGCGTATTCACAAAGGAAAAGAAGGCTCAAATAAAGAGCGAGCTTGAATCATTACTAAGTAATTATTCAGGCGGACCAAATTCAGAAGACGATAATATCGACGAGCAACTTGCTGAAATTGCAGCAGCCCCACCGCTTGATTTCGAAGAAATGAATTCATCATTTGAAAAGCAGGCAAAGGACATAACAAGTTCAATGCTCAAGTTCTATGTTGATCTTGGTGTAATTGAGAAACATGATTACATAAAGCAAAAGCAGATCCTAGACAATTCTAGCATCCAAAACATTTTCTTTCAGTTAAAAACAATTAGAATGGCGATTGAAAAGATCGCTGAAGAAATTAATCAGGGCAACACTCACCCAAGATTATTTGAAGTGTTTGGCCAGCTTCAGGATAAATTAACAACAGTCATAAAGACTCAGGCAAATTACATGCTTTTCCTCGAAGACACCTATAAGAAAATGAATCAGGACGTTGAGCAGAGAGGAGCAATCGGCGAATCTCCAGCTAAAGCCCTACCGACGGCAGCTAATGAATATTACATAACGGCTGGAACAAAAAATTTAATTAAAGAAATTGATGCAATTGAAGTAGAAGGTGAGGAACTAGACTCTCGTCACCTAACCCACCCTTCAAAAAAGACAGAAGTAATGCTAGAAAGAGGAATCTCCAATTCAATCGCTGAAGATGAAGAGGATCAAGACTTCTCTGACGACGTCAATTCGCTAATATGAAAGACTTTATTGCCAGCAGCGGAAGCAGAACCCAAATAAAACTGTCTAATCTAGATCAGGAAAACAGCGCGATTTGGACGACCGAAAAAGTCAATAAGCTTCTTGAGGATTTTGAGAATGGTGTGATTGATATTAAAACAATCAAGAATTCTCCATTTAAGGACAATGATCCGGTTTGGAAGAAGGCGAACATCGTTTTTGAATACACGCCAGAAGAATTAGAAGAGATCAGACGTTGTAAGGCCGATCCTGTCTACTTTGCTTCCAAGTACGCGCAAGTAATGACTGAGGACGGTATTCAACAAATCACGCTCAGGGATTATCAAGAAGAGATCATTCGATCCTTTAAGAACAATCGATTCAATTGTCTAATGGCATCTCGTCAGATCGGTAAGACCGTTATGTCGGGTGTATTCATTGCATGGTACCTAATATTTCATACTGATAAAAACGTGCTGGCGGTTGCCAACGTTGCATCAACAACAAAAGAGGTACTTGATAAAATAAAATCAGTACTTGAGAATCTACCGTTCTTCCTAAAACCTGGCTGTATTTCAAATAACGTAATGTCATTGAAATTCGATAACGGCTGTCGACTGATCGGTAGAACTACAACAAAGAACACGGGTATTGGTTTCACGATTCACGTGCTTTACATTGATGAGTTCGCTCACATTAACCCGTCTTATCTAGATTTCTTCTATCGAGCAATCTATCCAACCATCTCAGCTTCATCCAATTCAAAGGTGATCATAACCTCGACACCGAACGGTATGAACCGATTCTATGAAATTTACATGGACGCAATGAACGGCTTAAACACCTACGTTCCGTTAAGGGTTGACTGGTGGCAGGTTCCAGGCAGGGATGAAGAGTGGAAGAAAATGACGATTGCCAACTTGGGATCAGAAGAAGATTTTAACCAGGAATACGGGCTACAGTTCTTCTCATCCGATAAATTATTACTGCCGTCAAAGGACCTAAAGAAGATATTTTCGTTCCGCACTACATACGTGACACCAGAATGGTCCCAGTCTCCGGATCATTTGAATATATTAGAAGAGTTTTCAGTTCATCCTAACTTCAGCAGATTCACACAGGACGACATTAAAAACGATGGCAACACGTACGTGTTCTCAATTGACACGGCTTCTGGCGTAGGTCGTGACTACTCAGTAATTAACATTTTTAAATTCACATCTCTACCCATCAAGATGTTAGAGCAGGTCAAAGATTTCATAAAGAACGAGGGCGATTTCTTTGGTCTCGTGCAGGTTGCAACCTTCAGAAGCAATAAGAAGGACATCAATGAATTCACCAACGTTTTGGAACATCTAGCATATAAAGTATTCAATCCTGAAAAAGTTAGGCTCTTAATTGAGCTAGACCATAAGGGTGATTATGTGATGGACAAAATTACGCAAAACGAAGCATATTGGCCAGGTCAAGTAATTCATTCGAAACACATGAGCTCATCAACGAATTGGAAGC